CGGTTTGGCGTGCGCTTTGCGCCAAATGGGTTCCGTACGGAACTGCGTCACATGCACCCAGATTTGGATGTGACGTGGCACCCGACACGGGAGCGGTGGTTGGTGTGGTACAAACGCCCGCGGATTCAGCATCATCTGTGTCCAGGGTGGCTCCTGTTGTTTGTGGTCGAAAACTCCGAGGGGGCCTATGTCCCCTTGGACGCCCGCACCTTTGCGGCCATTCACGAGCAGAGTGGCTTCAAGTGGGGGAGTGGGCGCGAGTATTGGGCGCGTGTCGAACAGGAAGCGCAACGGGAGCGGGATGACCGCGACGACGACCGTGAGCAGCTCCTCGACGATGTCGGGTCTGAGCGGTGGGACCACACCAAGATTCAAGTGAGTATGCGGGGACCGTCCAATGGCAGTAAATTCGTCCAGCATCATGCCGGAGACTAACTGCTATGGCGACAGGCCAGACGATTCTTGACCTGATGGAAGGTCTCGATGCGAGCCTCCAACTCCAAAACTCGGAGTCGGGGGTGACCAAGGGACTGATTGCGGCGAATGCCGCGCAGGATTATCTCGAATCTCTCCTCGCCCTTCAGCCGAATAACTACGGCTCGACGTTTTCGACGGTCACCACAACTGCCGATACTGAGTCCACGACCTTTCCCTCGGGGCTTTTGCGCCTCGATCGGCTGCAATACATCAATCCTGAGACCAGTCGGCCTGGATGGGATCTGGAGTTTGTCGGGTATACGGGCGACCAGTATGGGCCACCGGTCACCTATCCCAGTCTCCAGTTCGATGTCAGCACGACAGGCAAACCCCAGCGATACTGGACGAATGGCAGTGTCATTCTCTGGGACCCGGTGCCCGATGCCGTCCATACGGTGCGCTATTACGGGTTAATTGCGAAGTCGGACATTACGGCCTCTGGGACGTTTGGCTTCCCGGACATCGCGATGTTGCCGTTGGCGCAATATGCGGTCGAGCTACTCAAGATTGGCACCGATGATGAGGTGCAGTCGTTGACCGCATTTGGGCAAAGGACCTTTGGACCCTTTCTTCAATGGGCCGGGCGATTTAATCGGGATCGTGCTCCGGGCTATGACTATCGGTATTACCACAGCGTCTAGGAGGCGAGATGAGTAGCCAAGCAGATTTCCAAGATTTTCGCGACGTGCAGCTCGTCAAGCGGGCCGTGATTGATGCCGCCTCCAGTGGGAACAACACCGTGGTCGCTGCTGTGACCGGGAAGAAGATTCGCGTCCTGGCCTTGGCGATGACCATGACGGGCACAGCGGTCACGATTCGATTCGAGGATGGGGCATCGGGCACCGCGTTGACCGGACAGATGCAGCCAACGCAGGGGCAGACCGTGACGTTGCCGTTTAACCCGGTGGGCTGGTTCGAGACCAGCGCCGCGACACTCCTCAATCTGGAACTGGGAGGAGCCCAGTCAGTGGATGGTGTGTTGGTCTACATCGAGGCATAAATGGCTGATATTCAAGTCCTCAATACCGACTCCGATCTGTCAGGGAATACCCTCCTGACGGAAGAGGAAGCGTATACCATTACCGGGCTGCATACTTACAACAGGGGCACGAATCCGCCGTTTGCAGTACATGCTGATTCGACAAAGGTCGATAATCTTGATGCTGACAAGCTCGATGGGCAGACAGGCACGTATTACCTCGCCGCCGCGAATGCGACCGGCACCCTCTCTGTGGCGCAGGGTGGCACCGGGGCCACGTCCCTGACCGATGGGGGCTTGCTCCTTGGGAGTGGCACGGGAGCCCTGACCGCCTTGGGTGTGGCCGCGAACGGCCAGATCCCGATTGGCGACGGATCGGGCGACCCCCAGTTAGCCACAATCAGTGGCACCTCGAACCAGATTGACGTCACCAATGGCGCGGCAAGTATCACGTTGTCGTTGTCTAGCTCCTACGTGGGCCAGACCTCAATTACGACGCTCGGAACCATCGCCACCGGGACATGGGAGGGCACGGATATTGGTGTCGCACATGGGGGCACGGGTGTCTCGACGCTCACGGATGGCGGGATTCTGCTCGGTAGTGGTACTGGCGCAATCACCGCACTTGGCGTAGCGACAAACGGCCAGATTCCGATTGGTGATGGGTCAGGTGATCCGCAGTTGGCGACGATTAGCGGCACCTCGAATCAGATCGATGTCACGAACGGAGCAGGAAGCATCACACTCGCCCTTTCTAGCTCGTATGTCGGACAGACCTCAATTACCACGCTTGGCACTATTGGGACTGGAACGTGGGAAGGGACTGATGTTGCCGTTGCACATGGGGGCACGGGAGCGTCGTCGCTGACCGATGGCGGGATTCTACTGGGTAGCGGGACGGGGGCTATTACCGCACTAGGCGTGGCGACCAACGGGCAAATCCCGATTGGTGATGGCTCAGGTGATCCGGTCCTTGCGACCATTAGCGGCACGTCAAATCAGGTGGATGTTACCAACGGGGCAGGAAGTATTACGCTGTCGCTGTCGAGTTCTTATGTCGGACAGACTTCAATCACGACACTCGGGACCATTGCGACAGGAACCTGGGAAGGCACTGATGTCGCCGTCGCGCATGGGGGAACCGGGGCATCGTCGCTGACGGATAATGCCATCCTCATGGGCAACGGTACCTCCGCAGTGACACCTGGTAGTGGGCTGTATGGGTATGATTCAACAGCGGCTCTGCGGATCGAAGGGGCAGACCCGTATCTGTCGCTAAAAGAGACGACAAATACCAAAGAGTGGAAGATACAGGTTGTTGACGACAGCAGCGAGTCATTGATTCAGATTCCGACTCCAACTGGTGGCACGACGACTGACTGGATCTTGCGGACCTGGTACAACGGGGCGACTGATTATCGCGCCTCAACAACTGACAACATTCGCCTATTTAATGCAGACGGGACATCTGAGCGTCTACGCCTCGGGACATCGGGTGTCTCGTTCGATGGTGGCTCGAATTACCTCGACGACTACGAAGAAGGCACCTATACCCCATACCTCTATGGGAGTACGACAGGAAACACTGGAGACAGCACCTATCGGATCACGGGCACGCAGGGTGTTTATTCAAAAGTTGGACGACTTGTACATGTATTTTTCCGGTTCGACAGTTTTACAGTGCCCACAAACGCGACAGGACTCCTGGCTGTCACTGTGCCATTTACGGCGGGATACGGAGATGTCGGTGGCGCACCTCTCATGAATCTCATGAATATCTCTACAAACTGCACATACTCGGTCGTTACATGCAATTCCGACCATTTTAGGATCTATTCAGTTGGCGATGACGTTGCGTATGATGTGAACGATATCACTGACACAAGTGGGGCTGGGCGCTTGTTGTGGGCAAGTTTTACGTATCAAACGTCTTGAGAGGAGGGTGTCGTGGCGCTCGAAAAGCGAATAAGTGAGGACAGGATTGAATTTGTCGGGGCGGCGCGGTCCTTGCAAATACGTGAGCTTACTGAAGTCTTGGATGATGGGGTCGTCATTAGCCATTCGTTTCATCGGCGCGTGCTCTCTCCCTGCAAACGAGAAGATGGCGAGTGGGTGCCGAACGACCTACCAGATGAGTCGCCCTACATCCAAGGCATTGCAGATGCCGCATGGGATGACGATGCCAGAGCCGCCTTTATCGCGCAGGATGCACAAGGGGCTCCCCTCGGGAATTAACAGAAAGGATTAGCATGACAGCATCACCGCCACGGGACATTACCGTTGAGGATTTACTCAAGATTATTGGCGACAAGGAAGTGCAGATCGCCAGGCTGAATGGGCACATACAGACACTCACGGCACAGATTGAAGAGCTGTGCAATACCCCATTGCCAACGCCGCTTAAAGCCGCTAAAGAGAAAGCGTCCTGATGAGCAAGCGATACGCACCGCGCAATCACGAGGTACAGGAGCCGCCTGTGGAGGACTTGAAGGTGAGCCCCCAGAATGCGCGGAATCGTGAGCAGGACCAGAATGTGCGTATCGCCAGAGAGAAGGGGCGCACGGCGCGGATCTCGGGCAAAGATGTCTGGCTGAATCCGTTCACCGGCTTACGAGCGCGGGCGTGGACGCGAGGGTGGGAAGAGGCGTCATAGGCGGACATCATGAGCGACGATGGCGATTGGGTGGAGATGAAACGCTTGGTGCTAGACCGTCTGGACCAGCAGCGACGGCAGCTTGATGATGTGAGTGAGAGTGTCGTGAAAATCAACACCCAGTTGGCGATCATGTCTGACCGTGAAGACCGGGAGATGGCCGTAGCGAAGAGCGCCTCGATGAAAGTGGCCGGGGTGATGGGGACGCTGGTGTCAGCGGTCGTGGCCGGGTTGTTGAGTGTGTTCGGAGGCGAGTGATGGCCTATCCGATTCAGCTACAGATTTTCACCACGTTCATGGGCACCCAAGAGGGTATCCATTCCGTGGCGTTACCGGACATTTTCTCCTCATCCGGCTCGCGCAATCTCT